GCTCGTCTCATGGCTTACATCGGCGTGAGCCAGTCTTCTGTTCGTTCTGTCGAGATGGTTGATCTCCACGCGGACAAGAAGAGCCCCTCCAGCCCTCCAGAAGGGCTAGACCAAGATGGTAACGAGCTTATCACAAACGCATCGTCCAACACGCCTCCTCCAGACACTTCTTTGTCGCTATTTCTCTCACCGTACGAGGGAATTTCGCTTCTCATGAACAGCGTGCTCTACCTCTTCATCTACATCATCTCGATCATCGTCTTCTCCCTCACTTCCAAGGTGGTTGCCAGCGTGGCCTCTTACGCTGTAGCCTCTTACGTCGATTCGTTCAATGAAGGGATCAACAGGCGCCTCTCGTACGTCACCTTCAAGTGGCGCCCAAGCTACGCCTACATCCGCAAGAAATCTCGCAAAGCTTTTCACGACATGCGGGAGTCCAGACTCGCAAAGTCCCGTAACTTTCGCTTCGCGGCCTCTGTCTCAGCAGCTCTGGGACTCTACGCGGTTTCGCAGAAGCTATACCGGAAGAAAGCCGAGAGAGAAAAGGCCAAGTCTGAAGACGACTTCCAGACTGAGTCCGACATCGTTTTCACGGAGACGGGAGCTCATAAATCCGTCCCCGCCCATCTACTGGGCAAACCACCCCCTCCCAGCGAGATTATGGGCAACGTCTATCGCAACACAGACAAGCCCAATTACCTCCTTGGCGAATCGTCGGCAGCCGGTACGGACGCTTTCAGAAAGCGTATCTACCGCAACCTCATCCAGGTTAGAATAACCTCCGGGCTCGAGCAATGCACCACGCAGCTGCTCGGTGTTGGCAGCACCTTCTTCATAGGAGCGTACCATTCTCTCTATCTGATGGAGAGGTCCTCCACTAGCCTTGAGGTCCTCACGCACCGAGACGGTTGCAACGCCAACATGGTCACGCGGATCAAGGGAGACAGGCTGATTGTCAAACAGCTAACCGCAGACGTCGCCATGATAAACCTTCAAGGCATGCTCCCGGTCATTGACCTCAAGAAGTACTTCGAGCAGAAAGTCGACTACACCCATGCTCAGCTTCAGTCGCGCACAGGACTCAACTACTATTACAACGACAACAACGTCTTTTCGTGCGACCAGACAGCTACGCGCTACTGCTCTGCCAAATACTCGGCCAACACGGGAGATCTCGAGTTCTTGGCACACGTCGGTACCACCGATACTCCGGCTTTTCAGGGCAGATGCGGTTCCCCACTTATCCTCCAGTTCGGGTCGAATCAACTCAGCATCTCCGGCATCGTCACCGCCGGTCAGCTGAATAGCAATCTCAACGTCTTCTCTCCTGTTACGGCGAAGATCATCGCCGACGGCATCGCGAGCTTCGAGATGACGCTCTTGACTCCTATGTCGAGCCACATCTCTACTGAGTCGCCAAATCTTGCGCAGACTGTGGAGAACTGCGAGCCCTTCGATTCGCACACTCACCTCTTCTACTGGCCACACGAGGCTCTTCGGAGCATCAGGCCAATCGCCAAACTCAACATCCCCGTCATCAACCACAAGAGCAGCCTGGTGGACACTCCACTACGCGCCCCTTTTGAGAAACATTTCCCTGAGGAGTTTTGGTGTGGGCTTGTCAAGCCCATCTTCAGCCCCGTCGTGGTGGATGGCGTCTACCGGTCTCCTGAGGCCAACGCGCTACGCGAGATGACTCAGACGGCTCACTCGATTAACACCAGCCACCTCGAGGCCACCGTCCAGCACATCATCAGGCGACTGACGAAGGTCCAGGACTTCGCCCAAGACATCATTCTCGACTCCACGTCAGCCATCGCTGGCAATTGCACGACTCCCTTAGTCGATAGCATGCCGAAGTCCACCTCAGCTGGTTTTCTCTGGGCAGGTAAGAAGGTCGACTATCTTCTTCCCCACTCCACCGAGACTGCCCC